GCGCCCGTCGCTGATCCCGGCGGCTGGCAAGCGGTTCGTCGTGGCCGACTGGTCGTCCATCGAGGCCCGCGTGACCCCATGGTGCTCAGGCCCGGCAGGCGACGAGAAGCTCGACCTGTTCCGCGAGGGCAAGGACGTCTACAAGGTCAACGCCGCCGCGACGTTCCGGTGCACGGTCGAGGAGGTGACGAAGGACCAGCGCCAGGTCGGCAAGGTGCAGGAGTTGGCCTGCGGCTTCGCCGGCGGCGTGGGTGCCTTCAGTGCCATGGGCCGCATCTATGGCCTTGTCATGCCCGAGAGCGAGAGCCGCAAGATGGTGGACGCATGGCGTCGCGCCAACCCGTGGAGCGTGCCGTATTGGTCTGAATTAGAAGTTGCTTATACACGCGCCATTCGCAACCCCAAGACGCGAATGGTAGCAGGCCGCGTTACTTATTATTATGATGGCGTTCATCTTTGGTACTCGTTGCCGAGTGGTCGCGTGCTCTGCTATCCTTACGCTCTTATCGAAGAGGACGGCGTGACCTACGCGAAAGCATCGTGGAAGCCTGCGGCAGATGCCAAGCAGTGGCCGCGCGCAAGGCTGTGGAAGGGCCTTGCTTGCGAGAACATCACACAGGCCGTCGCGGCCGACGTGCTGCGCCACGCGCTGCGGCAGTTACCGGACGTCGTGCTGCACGTGCACGATGAAATCGTCGTCGAAACTGATCAACCTGATGCGGTGTTGGAGCAGATGCAGCGCGTCATGTGCACACCGCCTGCCTGGGCCGAGGGGCTGCCGCTGGCAGCAGAAGCACAGGTCATGGACCGCTATGGCAAGTGATAACAATGGATGGGTGGCATGGACTTTCTTGATTATTTGACCAAGCTGGCACCGGCTGGCGAGACGGCGCTGATCGTGCGGCAGCGCCCGGTCGTGCGCAATGGCGAGCAGGTGCTGCACGCCGACGGCAGCCCGCGCTACACCTGGCCCGCGTTCCTGCCGTCGCACAAGCGCAAGGATGGCGAGAGCTGGTTCGTCAACACCGGCAGCTTCATCGCGACCCGCTTCGAGGAGGGCAAGCCGTCGGCCAGCGCGGCCAACTGCGAGTACGTCCTGTTCATGATGCTGGACGACATCGGCACCAAGTCCAAGGTGCCGCCGATCCCGCCCACATGGATCATCGAGACGTCGCCGGGCAACTGCCAGTGGGGCTACGCCTTCAGCGAACAGCCAACCAAGGCCGACTTCGTCGCGGCCATCACGGCCATCGCGGCAGCTGGCTACACCGATCCGGGCGCCACCAACGCCGTGCGCAACTGCCGGCTGCCCGGCTCGCCTAACCTCAAGCCCGGTCGTGACCTGTTCAAGGCGCGTCTGGTGGAGTTCACGCCCGGCCGCGAGTACACGTTGGAGGCCATCTGCGAGGGGCTGGGTGTCACGCCCGGCGAGGCGCAGGGCTCCACCTTGCAGAGCATCAAGATCCGCGACACCGGCAGCGACAGCGTCTTGCGCTGGCTGTCGGACCAAGGGCTCGTACTGTCCACCGTCAACCAAGAGGGCTGGTGCGGTGTGGTCTGCCCGAACCATGGCGAGCACTCCGACGGCCAGATTGAGGGCCGCTACTCGCCGATCAACCGCGCCTTTTGTTGCTACCATGCGCACTGCGAGCACTTGGATAGCAATGCGTTCCTTGCATGGGTTGCGGAGCAGAACGGGCCGAAAGTGCAACCGGGCTTCCGTGAGGAGCTAGTCTCTGAGCGCATGGCTAAGGTGGCGGAGGCCATCCAGCCAACGCCGGCGTTTCCCGACGCGGCCGCCGAGGTTATCGCCGAGGTAGACCGGAAGGAGCTAGGCCGTCTGGAAAAGCGCGAGTGGTTCAGCCGCTTCGCCTACATCGTCGAGGATGACGCCTACTTCGACATGGTTGACCGGCGCGAGATGACCCGCAGCGCGTTCAACGCCGTATTCCGCCACGTCGACTGCAAGTCCATCCACAACCAACGCAAGGTTGAGGCGGCGACCTGCTACGACGAGAACCGCCAGGGCGCTGGCGGGCGGGTGCTGCGCGGGCTGACCTACGCCGCCGGCGAGAGCGTGCTGGTCGCCAAGGATGGCGAGGTTTACGGCAACCGCTGGGTCAACGCCCGGCCTGACCTGTCGAGCGTCGAGAGTGGTGCTGACATCACGCCATGGATGGAGCACGCCAAGCTGCTGGTCCCCGACGAGGTCGAGCGCGAGCACGTGTTCGACGTCATGGCCTTCAAGCTCCAGCACCCGCAGGTCAAGATCAACCATGCCGTCCTGCACGGCGGCGACGAAGGCTGCGGCAAGGATACGTTCTGGTTCCCGTTCATCTGGTCCGTCTGCGGGCCTGACCTGCGCAACCGTGGTCTGGTGGACGCGGACGGGATCAACAGCCGGTGGGGCTATGCCTTGGAGAGCGAGATCCTCATCCTGAACGAGTTGAAGGAGCCCGAGGCGTCGCAGCGCAGGTCACTCTCGAACAAGCTCAAGCCCATCATCGCCGCGCCTCCGGACACGCTGCCCATCGAGCGCAAGGGCCTGCACCCGTATGACATGGTCAACCGTCTGCTTGTGCTGGCCTTCACGAACGACCCCGTGCCGCTGTCGCTGCCGACGCAGGACCGGCGTTGGTTCTGCCTGTGGTCGCACGCGCCGCGCATGACGAAGCCCGAGGCCGTTGCACTGTGGAGCTGGTACAAGAAGAAGGGCGGCCTCCAGGCCGTCGGGCGTTGGCTCTGGGACCGCGACGTCTCGGCGTTCAACCCTGCTGCGATGCCGCCTTGGACCGACTATCGCACCCGCCTGATCGAGAACGGTCGCAGCATGGCGGAGAGCTACATCGTGGAGCAGATCCTCCAGCCATCGCGCGAGTTCGCCGGCGGCGTCGTGGCGGGGCCGTGGCACAAGCTGGCGCACACGCTGGCGCAGGGCGCGCCCGGCGGCGTCAAGATCCCCGTGGCGGCCATCCTGCACGCCTTGAAGGAAGCGGGTTGGATCGATCTCGGGGCCGTCAAGTCAACCGAGTTTCAGACAAAGAAAAACCTCTGGGCGCGCGAGGACATGGTGCGCAGCTACAGCAAGTCAGACCTGCGGCGCATGGTCGAGCACGCCACAGGTCCGGGATTGACGGTCGTCCAGTCATAGGTCGAGCCAGGCGGCCACGATGGCCGCCGCGACGATGGCAGCCAGCATCAGCATGGGATGGCGCGCTCCACGAGGGCGCGCTCTCCTGCGTAGCGGCCCTTCTCAACCGCGTGGCCGAACTGCTTCAGGCTGTTGACGACGGTCGAGTGATCCGTCCGGTTGAGCCACGCGGCGATCTTGGTTAGTGGCATGTTTGGCCGGCGGCGGCGAAGCTCCCATGCCGCATGGTGGCGCGGCCACACGAACTTGTGCGCTTGGTTCCGTCCAGTCAGCTCCGCCAGCGTTATGTTGTGCGCGCTGGCAACAGCGTTAAGGATGACGTATGCGTCTGGCATAAGCTCCACCAGCATGTTGTCGATCGTTCTCCGCGCGACCATAGCCGCGTCGAGGGGTTTTGGTTGCTGCCCTAGCAGCGCGCGCAATTGCGCTTGAAAATCAGCGGTTGTGGTGTAGAGTGTCATACTGCCTCCTAGTTAACTGGCCGTCCCTTGGGACGGCCTTTTCTTCGATCAAGCGGCGCCGCACGGCCTCTTTATAGGCCGCATCGCCAAGCAGCAGCAGGCGCAGTAGCTCCGCATCCGCCAGGCTGGACAGGTCAACGCCGGGGCTCACCCGCGCACCATGTCGAGCTGTCGCTGTACCGCTTGCGCTTCCTCGCGCCAGCCTTCCGCGCGGCGTTCGGCATCGCCTAGTTCGGCCTCCAGGTTGCCCACCATGTCGCGGAACTCCAGATAGTCCTCCAGCCGGACGGCAAGCGCGCGGATCATGTGCGCCTCCGGGCCGTTCCAGTTGCCGCGGTGCGCGCGGTCTAGCAAATCCTCAACGGTGAGCTGGTCCAAGTAGGTGAAGTCATGTGTCATGTGTCAGACCTCCGCCGTCACGTATCGGTTGATCTCGCCGTTATCAATCAACGCCTCCATGACTTGCTCGTGGAGCCAATCGCGGTTCAGGGCATTGTACAGAACATGGAACAGCGGTTCATGCGGCGCGATTTTGGTGTATGTGCCCTTGTCGCTGAAATGGAACTCTGTGACGTTCCAGTCAGGCACGCCGTCGAATATATCGTAATCAATGCGCGCTTCGCAATCGGTCTCGAATAGGCACACGTCGTCTTTGCAGACTGTTATGGTTACGGGTACGTAGAACATGATGGTTCCTCCTATGGTGTGATGAGCATGAACGTGAAAAGGAAAGCGTAGGATGCGAGCAACAGCGCCGCGACTTTGGCAAGCTGTAGCGCCAGGAAGGCGATGTCTTTAAGCATCGACGTCTTCCTCCGGCGCGTAATGGCTGGCAAGTTCGTCGTAATCAATTGCGCCCATGTCCATCATGTCGCGGATAAACCCAGCGTCACCGTTACCGCGTCCGAGCGTTTCATCGAGGTAGTTTTCAACTTCAGCCTGAATAAACTCCGGCGTAATTGCGACGCCGTCCTCCTGCATCATGGTCCAGCAATCGCCAAACCAGATGTTAACGAGCCAGGTTTCGCGGTTCTTCCAGCCATTGTAAGACATAGTATCGTCTCCTTTCCTGTTGATATGTGGAGAGTATACGGGGCGATTGCTCGCCCCGTCAATAGTTAGTTGTCAGCCGGCCATCACGACGTTGCGGGTGAGCACGGCGGAACGGTCGATCGTGCGGCGCATTGGCATAAGCACGGCGAAACAGTCGGCGCGCTCGCCGAACGTCACCAGGCATGGGTGAGAAACTGAGCACGGGTGCAACATGGAGGCGCCGCCTAGCGCCTTGCCCATCTTTGCCAGGTCGCCGATATAGGCGTGGTTGAAGTGCACATGTGCCGCGCTATCCTCGGGCTTGTCCTTTGCCGGCGTTTCCTCGCCCGTGGGCACGACGCGGCGCCAATCGGGGAACGTACCATCTACGGCCGTGTAGGCAATCTGCCCGATCTTGTCGGCCGTCACCTCGATCTCTTGGCAACGAGCGCCGGCGAGCTTAAGCGCGGCTTGGACGTCGGCAAGCGGAATGATGACGTCGGCGGCTGGCTTGTCATTGAGCCGCGCCACGAACATGCGATGGCCGTCGGTCGTCACCATATGGCCCGAGGTGCTCAGGTGCACGCCTTTGAGATAGTAGCGCGTTTCCTCGGTTGAAGCGCAAAACAGGGCAGCCTTGAGAAGATCAGTGGCGATAAGCATAGTTTAGTTTCCTTTCGTTTAGGGTTTACGGTCTAAAGTCTAGTGAACCGGCGCGCTTGGCGCCGGTCTATCTAGGCTTTAGCGGGCATAATGCACCGGGCGCTCGTAATAACCGCGCTCGTTTCGGTAAATCGAGATCTGTCGGCCATACCGCGTGCCATCCTCATATGTCCAAGCGCGCGTTTCGCCGTATTGGATTGGCGGGCTAGTGCAATCCCATGCCGAAAGCAGGTTTTCAGCTTCTAGAGCGTCGTTTAGCGTCGGAAAGTAATTGCGCATTGTTATTCCTCCACGAAATCAGACAGCGATTGCGCACCTGTGAAACCCGCGTGCCGGCCAGGCATGTACGCGTCGTCCAACGCGTCATACATGCGCTCCACCGCGCGCTCGATTTGATCCTCGGACATTTTGCCGGTCTCATATTGAGCCTTGGCCCATGCGTCAATTTCGTTTGCGCGCTGTTCGTATTGTTCATGTGTCATTGTCGTTTCCTTTCTTGCTTGTGTTGATATGTGGAGAATAGCGGAACCGTCGTGCATGTCAACAACTAATTTTTGTTGACATGCGTTTTTCTGTGCTGTAGATTTGCACATATCAACACAGAAAGGAACACGACAATGCAAGCTCACAAGTTCTCAAACGGTGGTTATGTGGCGCACGACGTTCGGTTCTGCTGCAGCGCCGGCAAGTTCTCGATCTGGTACAATCCCGATGGTTCAGTGGCGGACATTGACGCGATTGACAAGCTCGGCCGCGCCGGCCGCCGCGTGCCGGCGTCGGTACGGCGCAAGGCGCCGCTCATGTTCGCCCGCGTCAAGCTGTGCGCCGATATTGAACTGACAATTGGTCGCGCATTGAACGATTGACAAGCGCTAAACAGGTATGCTACACGCATGCGTGTAGAAAGCAACGCCGCGACGCAATCGCGGCGTTTTTTCGTGGGGTAAAAACGGGGGCATGCGCGGGGTAACAACCGGGGCGATGTTGGAGGGGCTGAAAGCCATATTTTATCGGCTGATGGGTAATATGGGTAATCTTTACTTCTATAAGACTGATTAGTTATATATTAGAAAGTGCTAATATATAGTATGGCTGTAAAAATTACAGTTGTGAGCCGCCGCGATGTGAAAGGGGCAATTCTAAATTGCCCACGGTACCCCACGGTGACGCCACGTCACCTTCCCTCCCACGTTGGCGCTTGCAAAACTGTAAGTTTACGCTTATATGTAAATTGTCAGTTTTGGAGATATGACATGCCTAAGAGAACGCCCATATTGCCCAGTGCAGACCTAGCAGATGAGTACGCGTTGAAAATGTGGCTTGCGTCTGCCGTCGTTGACGGGCACATGACGCGCAACCAATGGCGCGCCATTTTGGAGTTGCTCACACCTAAGCTTCCAGTGCGCACGCACGGCATGGCGTGCCGCACACCTAAAGGGGTTCTGTATCTGTTTCTGACTTGCCCGCACAGGAAACAGCTGGCAACGTATCGCATGAGCCCTAGGGCAGAATGGTACCACGGTGGCCTATCAGATGAAGAGTTTCGCGTCCAAAGGCAAATGGCCACGAGCACATGACACGCAACCACTAGATGCATACCACAATCCCCGCTAGCATAGAACTATATTCCTACATGCTGGGTGCTGCCAGGCTGGCTGATTTTGGCCGGCGGCCTCGAAGGAGGGGGGGGGACAGGGCCAGCGGCCCGCTGCTGTTGCTGTGGCCAGGGGTCACAAAAACTTTTTTATTTTTCGGCAAACGGCCAAACACTTCTTGTCACTTGAAAAGCACACGGCTTGTGCTAGATTGCGCGCCATGACCTTCCACTCCCTACCCTACGAGCCGCGCCCGCTGACCGCCACCGAGGCGCGTCTGGAGGCCATCTACAGCGCGGCGCGCATGGGCCTCAAGGGCGACACGCTGGCCCTTGCGGCGGGCATGACGCCGACCGAGTACCGGCGCCTCTGCCAGATGGACCCCATCGCGGAGTATGCCGAACAGAAGGGCCGCGCGGATGGCGAGATGGCCATGGCGACCGTCCTCAACGACGCCGCGCTGCAGGGCGACGCCAAGGCGGCCCTTGAGGTGCTCAAGTACGCACACAAGTGGTCGGCCCCGCAGTCAATCCAGGTGCAGGTCGAGCAGAAGATCTCGATCATTGCAGCGCTTGAGCAGGCGCAGCAGCGCGTGCTAGAGCTGACGGCCACGGACGTCGCAGAGGAGCAGCAGCGTGCAGACGCCCATCTACTCCGCTGACGAGGAGCAGACGCTCATGGCGACCCTGTGGTCGCCAACTATCAAGGACGATCCGTACAAGTTCGTACTGTATATGTTCCCGTGGGGTCAGCCCGGCACGCCGCTGGAGAACTTCTCCGGCCCCCGGCGCTGGCAGCGCGAGGTGTTGCAGGAGTTGGGCACCCACATCAAGCAGAACGACGGCAAGATCGACTACGAGGTGTTCCGCGCGGCCGTCTCGTCGGGCCGTGGCATCGGCAAGTCGGCATTGGTCAGTTGGCTGGTCATCTGGATGCTGACCACCCGCATCGGCAGCACCACCATCGTGTCGGCCAACTCGGAGACGCAGCTCAGGTCGGTGACATGGGCTGAGATCACCAAATGGCTGGCCCTCTCACTGAACAGCCACTGGTTCGAGGTGAGTGCCACCCGTGTTGCGCCCGCCAAGTGGCTGGCCGAGCTGGTTGAGCGCGACCTGAAGAAGGGCACGCGCTACTGGGGCGTCGAGGGCCGGCTGTGGTCCGAGGAGAACCCGGACGCCTACGCGGGCGTGCACAACTTCGACGGCGTCATGCTGATCTTCGACGAGGCCTCGGGCATCTCCGATGCCATCTGGCAGGTGGCGGCGGGCTTCTTTACGGAGAACACGCCGCACCGCTTCTGGCTGGCATTCTCAAACCCCCGCCGTAACACCGGGTACTTCTACGAGGCGTTCAACGCCAAGCGGGACTTCTGGCGCAATAAGACGGTCGATGCCCGGTCGGTCGAAGGAACGGACAAGGCAGTCTATGAGCAGATCATCCAGGAGTACGGTCCTGACAGCGTTCAGGCTCACGTCGAGGTCTACGGTGAGTTTCCCAGTGCTGGAGATGACCAGTTCATCCCCGTTTATCTCGTTGATGACGCCTTCGCGCGACCGCGCTACAAGGACGCTACCGCCCCTGTCATCATCGGCGTCGATCCGGCCCGGTTCGGGGCGGACGCGACGGTCATCGCCGTCCGGCAGGGACGCGACCTGAACGCCATCAAGCGCTACCGGGGCGACGACACGATGGAGATCGTCGGCCGCGTGATCGAGGCCATCGAGGAGTACAACCCGGCGCTCGTCGTGATCGACGAGGGGGGACTGGGTGCTGGCGTCGTGGACCGCCTGAAGGAGCAGCGCTACAAGATCAAGGGCGTCAACTTTGGGAACAAGTCGGTCAAGCCCATCATGTACGGCAACAAGCGGGCCGAGATGTGGGGCGTCATGCGTGACTGGCTCAAGACGGCGTCGATACCGGCGGACAAGC